TTTACTTTTTCTTCGTGTATTTTGTCCTCGTTATCAAATATAGTTACAACTTTATTCTTGTATTCGTTAACTGAGTTTAGGAAAGACTCTTTATCTTCTATGGAGTCATAAAGTCTCCTTGGCATATCATCTTCCCCAAACATTGTAAAATCTTCCTGTTTAAAAGCATTGTTCATGTTTATTGCATTTTCAACATCCGTTATGCTTTCATCATAGTAGTCATCGTTTGCTACATATTTTACATAGAGACGTTGTTTTGCTGCCTCAGATACAGCAGCATAGGCATCCTTCACATAGTTTGCAACTTGAGTAGGGCTAGCCCCAACAGAAAGCAGCTTGTTTTTGCCTCTTTCTATTACTAATTCAACTTGGTCCTCCCATCTAAATTTAGTGTTTGCATCGTCATCTATCTCGAAACCAAGCTCTACTAAATTAAACTCCCCACCCATAGTTTCAAAATCAGCCTTGCTATCTTGACCTACATAACTAGGTATGCTTACGATAAGCTCTTGGGCATCAGCAGCAGCAGTAGCCTTTAGTTGTGCTACACCATTATCATAAACATCGTCTAGGTAAGATTTATAGGCAGCATTTGCTGTTGTAGCAAGAGATGAATAAACAGTTAAGGCTGACTCTGGGTCTGATACTAAGGCATCTTTTGCACCATCAGCAATACCAAATAGTAGAGCAGCCATACTATCTGCGGATGGTTCATTCGGTGTTCCTATAGATTCTTTAGCTGTTGTTAACAATTCATTTATTTGAGCAGTGCTTGCAGCTTCTATGTCTGTTGTTAAAAGATTTATCCTGACAGCATCAACAGCTTTGTCAAAAGCGGTAGTACCAGTAGACAAAAACTTTTCTTTTGTTACTGGGTCTGCATTTAAAAAGTCTGCTACGTTTACAGGGTTGGCAACTCCAAAAGCCTTTCCTCTTTTTACAGCTTCATCAGACCCTTTCTCTATAACAAAATCTTTTATGGCATCTATTCTTTTACCTACTTCAGAAAACATTTCCGCTTGTTGAGAGAACTGTTGGAACTCTACACTTGGCACCCCTACACCACCTACAGTCCTCGTATAATTTCTTCTATCGACTGCCATTACCTACCACCTCCTGCGGGTATTGACTGTTTGTATCCAGTTCTTTTCTGAGCAGCCGATGGTTTGTCAAAGAGACCGCCCTGTTGTATGTTTACTATATCTGTACCAAGACCAGCTAAGGCAGAGAGTATGCCACCTGCCTGGGCTGCATCACCAGCTAGCTGTAAGTTTCTATATTGAACATTACCCATATTGCTTATTATCTCTTGATTAAGTTGTGCTGTTCTTAAATCTGTAGCTCCCTCAGCTATGCTAATAGTCTGACCAAGTAAAGCAGAACCAGAGGTTGTTAATATACCACCTGCTGCTCCTTTTGCTACAATAGCTGCCACAGCTCTGTTAGTATTTTTTAGAGCTTCAACCCCTTGCTCTCTTGCTTCAATTCTCTTTGCCTCATACTGTAACCTTGTAACGTCTGCTTGTGCATCATAGTACGCCTGCATAGCTGCTGCCTGTTGCATACTAGCAAATGCACTGCCTATAGATGAAGCTACTGATAATATTGTAAATATACTCATTGTCCTACACTCACTTTATATTCTATCCCAAGCAACGTAAAGAACAAAGGTTGGGATTGTGAAATAGTTATCTGTCCTTGTCTGTCAAAACCTAGCATGGGCTTTCTTCTTTTCAATCCTGTGAAGAATGATGATGCTGTGAAAGCTATGTCCTTACCATCTACTGTTAGGTTTTGTGATAAGTACACATTCGCTGTAGCCTCAACGATTCTCTTCTTCTGTGCGATTGTATTCCCACTTGGTAGCTTTAGCTCTACAGGTAGAGTCTTTACCTTTGGAGTATAATCCAAACCAACTTCTACATAGCTACTTGGGACAGCATCCAAAGTAATCGCACCAGAGGACACTACCTTGTTTGCTTGCATTGCATCATCGACTATCACCTTGACAGTCTCACCCTCTAAATGTGTTAGCCCACTCAAAGATGTACTACCTGGTAATGTGCCTCCAGAGAATAGTATAGCACTATCTGTAGTATTGTCATCATTGAAAGCTTCGACATAGTAAACATCTGACCCATTGATAGAACGCTTTACTACACAATAGACAGTCTCTACATCTACAGCTACGTTCAGAAACTTGTCTGATTTAGCGAAGTTTGTAACAGTTAGTCTTGTGCTGTCAGTTGTAGTTACTGTTAGATTGTCATCTCCTGGGACCACACGTTTGACTGTTACGACTGCTGCTGCTGGGTTCTTCACTACAAACTGACTGATGTTGCCAAAAGCAGTAAACAGGTTATCTGCTGTTGTATTGTTAGATGAGTTTGGTCTAAAGAAGTGTGTGTTGCCAGATGCAGATGATGGAGCTGAACTACCTACTGCTTCTGACTGTAACGTAATGACTGTGCCATTGTTATCTGTAAATGTAAGCTCTGTACCTGCAGCTATGTTTGCATAGTCTGATACTGTTATGGTTGCAGTCTCTGGACCTGTGCTTGCTAGGGATGGAGCTATAACATTCTGGTCTCTTAACAAAGAATACATAACTAGAGTGCCATCGGTATTGACTATCATAAGCATATCCCCTTCAGTTGTAGAAGTCGCTTTTCTCAAAGCCATATCTATAGGTGTACTTAGTAAATGTGAGGATAGTAGAGATATGTTGCTAGATACATACGACAGTTCAGTATCACTGAAAGAAAACTCTCTAACAGCCTTGCCACTTCTTTGTATAAACAATGTACCACTTTCTACGCCTACAGGCTTGATGCCTTCTTTAGCACCTCTTCTTGTCGAACCATTGATAACAATATTGCTAGGTGTGATAGGGTCAAGAGATGATTGAGGTACAAAGAACTCACCACCCTTAGTAAAGATTTGTAAGTCTCTACCACTGAACAGTCCTATGATAGCGTTGACAGAATCTGTGTCTAAGGTTGCTTCGATGGAGTCATCATCTAATCCTTCGCCTGGGTTGAAGTCAAAGAACCTAGCCACCCTCGAACCAAACAATGTGTTTGGTCTTGACTTAGTACCACCTAGATACAGTCTGCCCTCATGGAATGTAGCTGTCCTTGGGTAGCCCCTAGTGCTAGACCAAGTAACTTCATAACCAGACTCGACTACATAATCGCCACTAGCTATAGCGTTAGTGTCAAAGAAAGGTATCTCTACTATAGCCTCGACAACTGTGCCAGAGTTTAGTTTTACAATCCTTGCTCTGCCTAGACCATCCTTTACCTCTATGTATTGGTTGACACTATTAGCATCAAAGATAGATGAACCTGCTGTAATAGTAATACTACCATCTACTGCTGATGGGGTAACTGTCGTTGATGGCTCTGTGGTTGATGTAGTAAAAGCATGGAAAGGTACATGGTCAAAGCTGATAGCAGATATAGTCCATGTGCTATCGCTTCCTCCCCTTACGAGTTGGAAAGGTGTTAAGTCCTCATGCACTAACACTAGAGTATCAAAAGATTGTGCGAAGTCTAATGTGGATAACTTTGTTGAAGGTATGGCTGTTGTAAGGTAGTCATTGCCACTGCTGTTAATATTAGTTACCAGAGCTTTGTCTTTGTAGATATACAATCTGTTATGAGTAAACAAAAGCATATAGCTTTGTGTGGTTGAAAACTCAAAAGGTATGAGCCTTGTGCCATCTTCGGGTGATGCACCGCTATCTATTTGTTTGATAAACTGTAGACCTTGCCTTCTTTCTACACCACCTTGGGGTTGTACTGTTACATTCCTAGCCTTATCAAGACCATTGTAATATTGTCCAATATCAATCCTTGACCTTAGCAATGGGTCTAACTCGCCTGTTGTAAAATTTGTTTGGATGGTAACTGCCCTGGTCATGGCGTTACCTTACATCTGTCAATGGGAAATCTACTATAGCGTAAGTTGGTCTGCCTCTGCCATCTATGTTCATAGCTTGCCTTAGATACCCACCCCTACCATTCTCTGGAGCTGTACCGAGAGCTACAGTTCTCCAATAGTCAGCTTTGGTGATTTGGTCTGTTACTGGCTCTGCTAAATGCCAAGCCATCATATAGACAAGAAGTTGTACGAAGTAAGAAGGCATGACCCCCTCTGTAATTGCTGATGTTACAAAGTCAATGTAGATTGTTTCTTCGTTAGTGGCTATGGTTGGACCACTAGCTGTGTAGAGTATCTCGTAGTTTTGTACTGGTAGTATTCTTGTAGAACTTGAGTTGTAAACTTGTAAGGGTGTTCCACTTATTGCAGTTGATGGTAGGTCATATTGGTATGCCCACTCATTTACTGGGGTAGTGGATGA